GGGGGGGTGGGCGTGGGAGAGGGAGGAGGGTCTCCGGATCCCTATTTACGGTCAACGAACTGACACCGAAATGTCAGCTTCAAGAACCCTGCGGTCTCAGCTGCACCAGATCCCTTGTAGAGGAAGTAGAACTGGTCTACACTCGTCTCCAAGAGGACCTGGGAGCCCAGATGTATCTCTCCATACGCGCGGGTCCCCCCAGAACGGAGGGGCCAGCAAGTAAGCGGCTTCACCCCCTGACCGGTGCCCTTGCAAGAGGTATCAATATGATACGCAAGGACACCCCGGTCAGTAGACGAAGCCGCCGACACCCACTGTACAGTGAGTGCCAGTACTCGATACCTCTGGTAGATCTTCAGGAACCCCGTGAAGGATTCAACAGGAGAAGACGGGCCAAATTTGACCGCTCCAACTGCGTCCCCCTTCAGGGTGTCCGTGATGTGGGTGAAATTGGTCGTAACCGAATCTCCTCCACCCGTTGACCCACCACGTCGTCGCCTACGACGTGGGGCTCTTGGCCGAGTCACCACAACAACAGGCTGGTTAGTTCCTTTTGTTTGGCGACGTCGGCGATTGCGACGATTCCGGCGTGCACGATTGCCAGTTGTCTGGGTTGCCTTTGCTAAAACCATCGCTGCTTGCTGTCTGCTTATCCACCTATTCCAACAGTATAGCTAGTGGGTAAAGTCTGCGTGTTTACGAACTCGAGAAATCTTGTGCCTTCAACGTGTGAGCGTCTAGACCGAAGGCACGCAAGATTTCCGCCAATTCGAACGCCGGCAGATGGCGTAGGGCCTGAAGCACCGAGAAGAATGATATATACCAATTCAACGCAGCTGAAGCATCGGAGCTGTCAGGCGAGTGGCCACAAAGAAGTCGAAACAACATGCGCCCGGAATTCACCGGTAGGGCCACCCTTGGAGTTTTGAAGACATGGGAACAGAAGTCAAAAGACTCTGCCTCTTCACACTTGAAACCCAGTTCTCCATACCGGGCCAAGTTTGTGCCAACCCCTTCGATTGCATCATCTCCCATGGCGAAACACCACGGGGCTCCAGCGTACAGGGACATCATAAACCTCACTCGCGAATTAGAGCTCGAGGTATTATACGATCCCGACTTCTGGATCCCGCTTGTCGTCTGGGACAAGAGAGTCCCGTCAGACAAACAGAAGACAGAGTTGCAGATACAACTCAACCAAACATCGCGAATAACCGCAAGTTCAGGTGCACAGTCGATGGTAAGGGCGTTGCGCACTTCCATGTCATCTTGAAGAAGCCAATCAGGCACGGACCAGTCGAAACCGGAACAGTCCGTGGGCACCACCCACTTCCTGTAATCTTCAAACAGCTCCGACAGGGAGGAACCACACGCAGAAGCTAATCGCGTGGTGAATTCCTCTACCTGGTCATCTGTCGAAAGACCCATACCTGGCTGAGACGGGAGGGATTGGTAGGCCACCAACTCTCGCTTGTTCTGTTCTTGGAAGAGCATTCGTGCTACAAGCTGGTCGACCAGACTGACAGAAGCTATCAGTCTATATCGACCCTCAAGTAGCTTGGAGACCTTGTGGGGTTCTCCTTTGACGAATACTCTAACCGGATCACAGATCCCGTCCTGGACAGCCGCTTCCGGGGTAGAGAAGGAATAGACCAACATGCGGGTTAGCCTGGCCCAAACCAACTCAAACAGCTCTTCAGCTGCGAGTCGGTCTAGGAACCAGTCCGCATGTGTTCTACGCCCATTCCATGAAGCATAGGGAACTCCTGACCCAGCAGTCGGCTCCAAAGAGTCCAAACACTGGGTAAAGAATTTCCACCCTTGTTCTCGATCTAGACCATTTCTGATCCAAAGAGGACTTGGGAGCCTCACGCCCCGATAAGCGGCGATGGTTTTCTTCAAGACATCCTCCCGTTCAGCTTGGGAGGGTACACGTGCATTCTTTTGGGCCACTGCACGGCGTGCGGCCTGCAACCTCAGCGAAGTCAATTCTGCTTCGCTTCCGTACTGGGGCCACCCGAAGCCTGAGACTTGGGCAGCCAACCAGGGCGAAAGCTCTGCTGCTTTGAGCCCGAAGGCTGAGAGTTGCTGTCTGGCCCCATTGAAGTAGCGGACTTTGGCGAAGCCACTCCAGCGGAAGTCTTCGGGAGGTTCTCCTTTTCCTTTGCAGGCGTCTGGGAACCATTGGTAGACTTCGCTGAAGAGGGCTTCGATCGCCGTCTTTTCTTCTGGGGCTTTTTCATCGCCCGACCCGAAAGTGCCTCTACTACCGCCGCTTCGACTTTGCTCAAGTCGATCCTTTCCAGGATCCTCTCGATCAGAGCCGTCTCGATGGCCTTGAAGTTGTCGGTAGGAGGGGGAGTTGGGGCCTTGGGGCGGGACTCGGTCACTGGGATTGCCATTGCTGGTTCCTCCACAGATTCCGGAGCTCTCTCCTCGGCTTTCTTTCCTGCTTTCCTCCGGCGCCTTCGGCTTTTCTTGCCGGAGTTTTCGGTTGGGGTTGATGGGGTTTTGATTTCGGAGTTGTCCACTCCGGCTGCTTTTGTTTTCCCAGACGCAGCTGTCTGGGTTGACTCGTTTCCCGACTCCTTTGGCTTCGCCTCACGCTTTTTCCAGCCCGCGGATTCATCAAAGTATCCTCGGTCCTTCAAGTCGCGGAGATTAGCTACGTAGAAGTTGTCTATGTCCTCATCATCTGAGTCCCAGGCATCATCCCGAACCCACTTCTCCTTCTTCAGGGCTGCGAGGGATTTTCCTCTGGTCACCTTTACGTCCGAAACTGCAAAAAGCATGTTCCGGCCCATAACGCGAACCGTAGAGGTATGTCCCTCGGCCTTGTCAAAATCGACAAGATCGAGTAGGTGAGTCTCCTGGTGCATAGACTCGGTCCACCCAATAGGATGGGTGAAACCGGGGATTGCGTGCACAAAACCCGCACGATTTGCTTCAAGGTCGTCACCGAAGTGGCCGACGTGCACGGCCACAACCTTTCCCTCGACGAAATATGGGAGACCAGAGTCTCCCTCCTCAGTCTGGGAAAGAACCGATACCTTGCCGTCATAGATACCCTGTATCTTAGCTGTTTGCGCTTTCCAGACATCGTCACGCTTCTGAAAAAGGGTCGCAGAACCCTTCCTCAAGAACCCAACGGATCTTAAAGGCACAGCCTTAGCTCCCAAAAGAGAGTTCCAGCCAGCTGGCCCCCGGAGGATAATGATATCCTGCACGGGGTCAGAGTAGATGACTTCAAATTCATCGAGACAGAGAGTACCGGATTTCCCGATAGCTTTCGTCCCGAATCCTGAGATGCAATGCATCGTAGTTAACAGACACACCTTTTCCTCCCCTTCAATACGGACACAGGTGCCATATCCGCAATGAGATCCATTGTTGTACACAATCTCAAGCACAGCATTCTTGGGAGGAGAAGCCGTGATAGTGTGGCAAGGCCACGAAGGTAGTGCTCGTTCCAAGTGCTTCCCGGCCCTAGATTTCGGGACGTTGTTAAGCGGGTTTAACCACTTAATCATCGTCCACAGCAGGTTCAGGGGCAGCAGGAAGGTCTTCGTCGGAATCCACAGGAAGGCCCGCCCAGTTCTCCTCAAGAGGGAGTCCTGATAGGCCCAGCAGTGAGCAAACTGGTAGATTATGAAAATTGCTATATGTAAGGGATAGCGTTTGGCCGCACACCATATCAAATAAGCCGTCAAGGCTAGATAAGATACGGCCACGGTTTCGAATAGCCCAACTATAGCATCCACTGTCCAACCCAGCGATACGAGTACCCCACACAAGAGCAGGTACAACCAACCCTGGAAGAGGCTCCATGCTCTCTTCCCCATTGAGGTTAGCCACGCCAAGGTGGTGCTCACGATAGATTCGGCAGTCGCCAAATCTCTCGGAAGAGCATTCTTCACCTGGCCGGGCAATCCTCGACAGGATGACCAATTGACCACTACCACCCATATATCGTCCGACCATATTGGCCAGAGGATACAACTGGGTGGGGTTCCAGACTCCACCCTTCTCGGTTCCCACGCGAAGTGAAAACCCGAGTCGAGCGAGATAGGCGCACAAACGCCGTGGGAGGTCGTCCCATTCAAACACCACGTCATAATCCGTGGTGACGGCGTAGGCGCAGTCCCGGATGGGGGAACAGCGGTGTGCCAAGAGGTATTGGAAGAGTACGCAGAACACGTACCAAGGGTAAATACAAGCGAGGCCACAAGGGCCAGCAGAGTGCCGCTCCATGCGCGTCTTCCAGCCATAGAAGGTGGCGAAGAAAGAGGTTTGGTTAGGCTCGTCAGTAACGTACCAATCGATCTTACGAGTGTAAGCGAAGGAGTTATCGTTTGTAATACGAGTGCAGGGGGTGAAGAGCATTTACTCAATTCAATTTGCACAAGACAAGATGTAAGTTAACTGGTGGTTGGTGTTAGCGCTTTCCTCCAG